GCGGAAAATTATATTGCTGATGCAAACTATGAACCAGGAACAGTTTTAGTGTTTGGTGGAAAATACGAATGTACAATTTGTAACACTGTACAAAACAAGAGAATAATTGGCATAGTCAGTGAAAAACCAGCATACTTGATGAATAAAGACCTAGACGCAGATCATGTAGCAACTGTGGCACTACTTGGTAGAGTACCTGCAAAAGTTATTGGTGAAATACGCAAAGGTGACATGATGGTTAGTAGTAATGAACCTGGTCATTGTGAGGCATGGAAAGAAGAAAGCAATCCACCCAGTGGCACAGTATTAGGCAAAGCACTAGAAGACAAAACAGGCAGAGGAACAGGAGTAATTGAGGTATTAGTTGGTAGGTTGTAGTAAATGAACAAATTTTACACCAAAGACTATACTGGACAATTAATCAGCACACGAGTTTCCTGGAAACAATCAAACAAAGATGTAAACGAAATATGGGTTGACAAAACAGTTGTCAATGACAAACATCACGGTGTTGCTCATGTGCTAGGCAATGGTTACAGCAGACTTAAATTGGATATTAATGTACTGTTAAAAGGCCAACATGGTGGAGAAGATGGAATCAAAACTGTAGGTCAAACCTATGGATGTAATTTACTGTATAAAGATTTTGATCCTACATTTTTAATTGCAATAGATCCTGTGATTGTAAATGAAATAGCCAATACAAAATATTGGGAAAACAATATTGTTTACACAAATGTTAAAAACATCATAAAAAATCCAGGAAAATTTCACCTTTATCCTAGTGAGGTAAACTGTAATGCAGGTAGTTTAGCAATCAAACTGGCTTGTGCAGATGGACACAAAACTGTGTATCTGTTAGGTTTTGATTTTATGTCAGATCCTGAAGATAACATCTACATCAGCAGTAATCAAGAAACAGCACACCCAAGATACCTACCAAACAAAGACTATACTGCTACTAATACCAAATGGACAAAAAGCATGATAGAAATAATGCAAACATATGATGATGTTGAATTTATATGCGTCAACACAAACATCAAAGGTGACTACCCAAGCGATTTCCTATATCTTAGAAACTTTAAACAAGTTGGTGTAAGAGAATATTTTAATCTAGCACAACTAGGTGCTATACATCGATAGTTTTAAATAATTCTTCTAGTGTACAGATTTTTTTAATTATTGCATCTACGTTAAATGTACTGAAAACTCCAGGATGCAGAGGTTTTGGACAAGATTCTATTTTTGTCCAAGCAAACCCTTTGTGTTCATCATTTAATTTTGGAATAAATTCTTTTTTAACTACACTAACATATGTGTTGTATACAAAAGTTTTTTTGCTGTTTGTAAACTTTTCTATAGGAATAATTTTAATTACGTTCGGCAGAAAACCAATTTCCTCTACAGTTTCTCTGTTTAGAGCAACACTGTCAGTTTCATTATTTTCTACTTTACCTCCAACAAATGCCCAGGTGTTTCCATACCTGTGCCCGTTCCTTAACACAAATAGATATCTACTGGTCTCAAGGCTGTAGAACAAAGTGCCAACACTATTATTCATTATCTTTTCTTACTGTTGTTTGCTTTTTCGTGTTTATTCATTTCTTCGATTGTCTGCTTTTTTAAATATTCTAGATCTTTGTCTTTGCTAAATTTTGGTTTTTCTCGCATTTCTAGTTGTTTTTTGAAATGTTTAACGATAGGTTCTTTGTTTTTTGCACACCTTATCATCATAGTCAATGCTTTGTAACTATCTCCGAAAAACAGTAATCTGTCGTCTAGATATAGTCTTGCTTTACTTGAGTATGTCATATCTAAAACTAAATTTTCATGTTTAAATTTTGCCATTTTATTTAACTGACTCATTTAAACTATCGATCACACTAAAGATATTAGGCTCTTCGCCATATGGATTATATAGGCACTTATATTTCCTAGGACAATTTTTTTCTATTGCCATTTCATAAGTTCTATTTTGTCCTTGATATATACAAACTTCATCACCGTTTTTCGCTCTTATTCTTTTCTTCAGCATACAAGTAACCATTTTGGGGTTTTTTGTTATTCCTTGATTGAGTTTCTGATTACGTGAATATTCGTTCTTTTTTCCATATATTTTTTTATCGCCTTTAGGCTGATACATTTTACCACTTATTACACTTAATTCAGTGTATGATGTTTGTGCTGGTATAAACACTAATAAAAAAGCAATTATATAACTATAGACCATTCACCAGCCTTGTATTCACCTTCATAGGATTTTACCCATGAACTTCCAGTCCATTTGTACTGAATTCCTGTGTTGGTGTTGGTAACATAATGTGTGCCCTGTTGCGTACTGCTATCAAAATGCACATTCCATTTTATTCCATCATACTGTATTATATCATTTGCACTGGCAATCAGTTCACTGCCATCACTGCCTTTCCATGCATCTGGACCATCACTATTGGTGCTGTTTCCAATTGCTTTAAGTATCAAATAACGTTGACCTACAGCGGCGTCAGATAAATCTACACCAGGAGCCTTTTTAACAGGATCAATAACCATTAGTACAGGTGTAAGATCGTTTGTTGGAATAGTGTCTGATTGCACAGTGAAAAGCAATTTTTTATCATCACTTGGATGATATGCTATAGTTCCAATTACCTCACTAGCCCCCACACTCAACCTTATTTGGCTTATTCCACTCTGTAATTCACCATATTGATTGATTAATGCTCTCCAACTTACATCATCAGTGCCTATCTTTTCTGGCGGATCATTTGCTAAATTTGGTGCAACTTTATTTGTAACTGTTTCATTTCTATCTATAATTTGTACAGTATTTCCTATCAATAGTATTCCATAGTTCATAGGTGTAAAGTTCATTCTTTCACCTAGTAGTATACCTCTGTCTATAACACCATCATCAATACTTCCTGTTTCATCAAATATACTTGCAACAATTTTTGTAACCACACCAAGTTTTTTTACTTTAGCAGGACTTGTTAACCAAATAGGCACACTAAATGTTAAAGTGCTGATGTCTATTTGATCGTCCATGCCTTGTGGTACACTTCTACTGCTCCAATTTACATTGGTTAGTTCTATCAAACTAAGGCTGGTCCAATCTAAATAATTATCTGTACTTTGTATTTCCAATGAAGGATTAAACAGTGTAAGTATTTGTTCTAACAGTTGTAACTTTTGCTGTGTATTACTGGTCCATATATCAACATTCATTGTCATATTATAGGGCACTGGCATCATACGTTCTATTGTAAATGCATTTCCTTGCTGATTGGTGTATTCGCCTGTGTCTTTGTTATACTTTCTCATGCGAATATGTTTTTTATCTATGAATGTTGGTTCTTGTACACGTTCTCTTGAATAATTAAATTCTGTAACATAACAACTTATCATAGGTGTAGGAATAACTTTGTTTTCACTGTTCTCTCTGATTAAACTTGATACCATACGTGTTGGATCACCATACTTGACAGGTACTGTCAGTAGTGTGGTGTTACCATCGCTGTTTTTTCCATATTCCACTTGGAAATTACTAAATGCTCTGATAAACTGTAATAAAAATCTTCTTACTTGATTATCGTAGAAAAAAGTTTGTGGCATTAATCATCTTCCTGTATTTCTAATGCTTTGCTTAAAGCCTGTTTTTGATCTATTACAGTATCATCATCTTGTGTTGTTGTAGCAGAATTGTTTACAAATCCATCTCTTTGTGTATTTCCTGTACCAGGAGTTAATTTACTACGTACATCATCTTCTACTTTTATCCATCTGCTTCCATTGTATCTAAACAATCTGTTGGGTAAAAAATCTACACGCAGTACATAATCACCTTCTTGACTTCCTGATGGAAAACTAGTTCCCATTGATATAGTTTCTCCATTTGGTGCTAATCCATCACCAATTAAATATCCACTGTATGCATTACTGTTTTGTGGTGTTATCCTTGTGCTACTTGCATCTATATTTGTGCTGTCAGCATCAGCAGTAGTTTCATCTGCATTGTGTCCTTTTGGTTCTAGAGGATTGCCATCTGGTCCTGTAGGTACTACATAATATTTGCTGGTATCATAACCACTTTCGGGAACTTCTACTTCTGCCTGTTCTACAACTTTGTTTGTTATTTCTAATTCTTTGTTGTAAGTGCTTAACAGATCTCTAAGGGTAACTTCACTTGGATCACCATTGCTATCTTCTTGTACAATGTTGAGTATATCTTGATATTCTTGACTGTCTACAAGTGGTGTACACTTTACACGCCATAGATGTGGCCACCAAGTTTGACTGAATCCTTCACTAGGTCTCGAACCTTCTTGTACCACATAATATCTTTTCAGTGCCTGTTGCACACTTTCATCCATTGCATAGTGATCTATAAGATGAGGCAGTTCTAAAACATCGCCACTGACCAATCTTCTGCCTAGATTTGTAACCATGTCATTTTGATGAAAAGTAATAAACAATGTGTCATTTTGTAAAAATAAACCAAATTGACTTAGATCAAAATCTGTGTCACTTACATTGTATATGCCTCTCAAAGCATATACATCTTTATCATATTTTCTATCTCTGTTTTCTAAAAACAAAAAGTCCTGAAATCCCAAAGGGTCAGGTGTGTTGTAATTAGGTTGTGATTTATCTTCGTTGTTGCCCTGTTCGTTTATACCAAGATACTTGTGTATGTTAATGGTTGTACCACCAACAGTAAACATTTCTCTGATGTTTTTGTCAAAAAATTTGAAATCGTTGGTATGAGCACCATCTTTCCATAGGCTGAGTCTTGGCAT